TCAGCACCCGGAACCGCCCCTTCTCGAAGAACCGGTCGTCGTGACCCGCAAATCCTGTGAAGCGGAAGATCCGTCCCGCCTCGACCTCCTCGACCGCCTTCTCCACAGCATAACCCGGCAGGTCCAGGTTGAACCGGCAGGACGCATCACCCAGAACCGCCGAGCAGCGCGCGTGATAGATGCGCCCCTGCGGCTGGTTCAGCAGTTCGGTCAGCCCCCGAAGCTCCGCCGTGAACGCCCCGGCCGACCGCGTGATCTCGCCCAGCGTCCCCCGGAACTGCAGCGCCCGCACCGACACATCCGCCCAGTTGACGATCCAGCCGCGCACCTCCGCCCCGTCGTAGCGGCCGGCGAGGATGTCCTCCTCGGTGATCGCGTCCGACCTGAGCGCCCCGAACGCCTCGCTGTTGTCGACGGACAGCCCCGTGCCCGTCTGCAGGGCCCTGGCCGTTAGGCCGGTATCGGCGCGGAACGTGATGCCCTCGAACTCCAGATCGCGGTCGTGATCGGTGAAGCCCATCACCATCCCGTCCCTGCGCGACACGGCAAAGGCGCGCGCAATCGTCGTCGCACCACCGGCGAGATGTGCCTTCAATGCTTCGGGATAGCTCACAGCCTGACCTCCACCACCGGAACGCTGGGCACATCGCCCGCCTGGAACGAGGCGACCGAGACCTGGATGCGGTCCGTATCGAACCGCACGGGCACGTCGAACTCGAATCCCGCGGTGACCCGTTCGCCGAGCGCGGGCGGCGTCACAAACGTCACAAGCCCGGTTTCCCAGTCCACATCGAAGTGCACACCCGCCTGCACTTCGTCGCCCTGAAGCCCGATCCGCACGGTGCCCTGCACCGGCTTCACGATCCGGCGGACCTGCTCGGTCGGGCCGGACACATAGGTCTTCGTGAGTTGAAATGCCGCCTGCACCCCGTCGCCGGTGCCGATCAGCTGGTCTTCGTAGCCGACGACGGCCGACGCGCGGCAGCTCTTGTAGTCCGCCCAGTCCTTCCAGCGAAACCCGTGCAGCTGTCCCTGCCGCGCCTCGAAGAAGGCGATCAACTCGCCGATATCGTCGAGCGATCTGAGCGACACCCCCGCATCATAGCGGCGCCGCGCCTCGGCCCAGGGCGTGTTGCGCTCCTCGTACCCGTTGGTCAGCGCCACCACCTCCGTGCGCCGTTCCGGCCCGCCGACCGATCCGAACGAAAGATTGGCGGGAAACCGCACCTCATGAAACGCCATCCCTCTCTCCTCACCTGTTGCGGTCGCCACGTGCCAGCGCGCGCGCCATCTGCGCGGCGATCTGGCTCTGGCTGCGCTCGAAGCCCTTCACGTCGGGGGTCGTGACATTGACCGTGACATTGACCGGCCGCCCGCCGCCCGCGGTCTGCACGCCAAGCCGCCCGTCCGCCCCGCGCGCCAGCGGCATGATTGCCTCGGGCCCGGCCTCGCCCATCAGCCCCCGGCCGCCCCGCATCGGAAACAGCATGGGCGAACTGACAACACCACCTTTGGCGAAGGGCATCACCCGGCCCTGCGAGAAACTCGCCCCGCCCGCGAACGGGAACAGGGCACTCGTCAGACCATTGATCCCGCTGGCAATCGCCCCGCCCACCGCGTTCTGGATCGGCCGCATCGCGACGTTGTAGACATTGTCGACGATCGACTGGCCGACTTGCTTCAGCGCGTCAGACAGTTTCAGCCCGTCGAAGATCAGCCCGTCGAAGGCCGACCTGAGCCCGCGCCCGATTCCCGACGAAAGGGTATTCACCTCACGCGCGGTAAAGGTCATGCTGTCCCGCATCGCCATCAGTTCGGCGTCGAACGCCGCCGCCATCGCCTGCGCCCCGCCCAGCGACTGCTCCAGCGCCGCAACCTGCTGGGCAAATGTATCGACCCCGTCGGGCCCGTAGCCCCGTTCCTCAGCCATCGGTTCCCTCCTTCGGCCCGTCCGGCCATTTCCGCCTCAGGTCGTTCAGCGCCGTCCGGCTCATCGGCCGCACGCCCGCCGGATCGCCCAGCATCAGCGCCAGCTCCGCCGGCGTCAGGCTCCAGAAATCGGCCGGCAGAAGCCTGAGCCCACCAATTCCCGCCCGCATCAGCCCCTGCCAGTCGAGCGCGCCCTTCATCCCCCGGCCTCCGGCACGGCGAAGGCGCGCGCCAACAGAGCCGCCGCCGCCCTGACTGCCCCCATCGGTCCGCCGCCGATCTCGGCCGCCGCCAGGTCGCGCACATCACCCGCCCAGCCGCCCCCCCGCAGACCCGCCGCCAGCAGCGCCAGCACGTCGCGCGCCGAAAACCGCCCCGTCTCGAACCGCTCGGCCAGCTCCATCAGCGACCCCGTCCCCAGCTCGGCCTCCAGCGCGGCCAGCGCCCCCAGCGTCAGCTTCGCCACATGCGGCACGCCATCCAGCGTCACCGCCACCTCGCCCGCGAAAGGATTGGCCATCAGATCGCCGTGAAGGTCAGGACACCGGCCGAGGCCAGGCTGATCTCATAGGTCGCCTCGCCGTTGTAGCTGCCCGCATATTCGATGGCGGTGATCTGGAACGGCCCCTCGACGATCCCGAAGTCGGGAATGATCACCTGAAAGACCTCGACCGTTCCCGCGAAAAAGATCTGCCGCGCCCGGTCGTCGGTATTGGCGTCGACAAAGACGCCCGACCCCGAAACGCTGGCCGAACGCACCCCGGCGCCGCCCAGAAGTTCGCGCCAGCCGCCCTGACTCTCCAGGCTGGTGACATCGACGGTCTCGGCGTTGAAACTGATCCGCGTCGCGCGCAGGCCGGCGATCGTGGTGAAGTTCGCGCCGCCAAGGTCGAGCTTTATCAGCAGATCCTTGCCATTCTGGGCAACCATGTCAGTTCTCCGATATGTGAAGGAAACGGGCGATCAGAAACGCCGCCCGGCATAGAATTGTTCGATTTTCGCAAGTCAGTCCTGGATCCGTGCCCGGAAGAACAGGTCGATCCGCCGCACGTCGGCATCCTCGACCCGCCGCGCCCGGGCGCGCAGGAACCACAGGCCGACCAGATGCCCCCGCGCCAGGACCAGCGTCGCCCCGGTCAGCGCGTCCGACACCGCCGCCGCAATCGCCTTGGCGTTCTGGAAGCCCTGCGCGTCGGTCACGACCGACACGGAGAACTCGTGCTCCGCGCCCCGCTCGGTCTGGCTCGACGCATCCTTGACCACCTCCGGCCCGATCGAGACATAGGTGCCCACCGGATTGCCCGGCGGCACGGCGTCATGGATCGCGCCGTTGACCAGCCCGTCCAGGACGGTGTCGGCGGTCAGCCGCTGGTAGATCGCCGCCTGCAGGGCGGCCGCCGCGCCGTAACTCACGACAGGACCTCCTCTTCGGCATGACAGGCCAGGTAGCGCCCGCCCGCGTCCGCCTCGGCCACCGCCGTGATGCGGAAGACCCTGGCCCCGTCGCGGAAGCGCTGCTCGGGCCGGGGGCGCGAAGGCGCGCCATCCGGCGCCCCCCGCACGGTGATCACGTGGGCCACGGTGGAAACCGTCACCGATTCCCCCGCCCGTTCCCGCCCCGAACGCGCGGCAACCGCGCCCCAAAGCGTTCCCTTCGCCACCCAGATCACCGCAAAGCCCCCGGCCCCGTCCGGCACCCTTTGCGCCTCTTCCAGAACCAGCCTGCGGTTCAGACGCGGCGCGCTCATGCCTCGCCCCCGCCCAGAACCCTGACCGTCCGCCAGCGTTCGATCAGCGCCATCACCCCGAACGGCAGGCCTGTCCCCCGCTCGCCCGCCTCATGGCGGTTCTCATGGAACTGCGCGGCCAGAAGGAACACCGCCTGCGCCAGATCGACCGGCACGTTCGACCAGGCCGGCCCGAACCCGGCCGTGAACAGGATTTCGGCCTGCCCGCCCGTCGGGATCGCGGGAAGGCTGCCGCCGACGCCCGCGATCTTCGGCCGGTGCATATCCTTCACCAGCCGCCAGGCCGCCGCCGGCACCACTGTCGCCACCCCGCCCGCATCGCGCACGGTCAGCGATGCCACCGCCGACACCGGCGCCACCGGCACCGCCTGCGCCATTCCATCTCGCCAGCAATCGACGATCCACAGGAAATCCCGCGACATCAGCGCCTTGCCGATCCGCCCCTCGATCGCCGCCATCGCCGCGCGAAGATAGCCCTCGGCCAATGCATCCTGCACCCCGTCGTCGGCAAACCCCGTGCCCAGACGCAGATGGTCCTTGAATTCCTGTATCGGCAGCGCCGCCGTCGGCACCGCCGTCTGCTCGGTCAGCATCATGGGTCTTCTCCGAAATTCGCCTGGTCCCCGGTCCTCAAGACCGGGCGCGGGCCGCCTTCGTTGCTCGGACGGAGGGAGCAGCTAGACAACGACGGCCAACCGGCCCGCGCCCGGCGGGGTCGGGTTGCCCCGGCCCCGCCCGCACCCCTTACGAGGTCGCGAACTTCAGCAGTTTGATCGCGTTGAAGTCGGTGACGTCGCCGCCGACACGCTTGGTCGCGTAGAAGAGCACATTGGGCTTGGTCGAGAACGGATCGCGCAGGATGCGCAGGTCGGGCCGCTCGGCGATCGTGTAGCCCGCGTGGAAATCGCCGAAGGCGATGGCATAGGCGTTGGCGCCGATGTCGGGCATGTCCTCGGCCACCAGCACCGGATAGCCCATCAGCCGCGACGGCTCACCCACTGCCAGACCGTCCGACCACATGAAGCGCCCATCCGCGTCCTTCATCTTCCGCACCGCGCCCGCCGTCTTGGAATTCATCAGGAACGTGCCGTTCGCGCGATATTCCGCCCCCAACGCATAGACCAGGTCGACGATTGCGTCCGAGGCGTTGGTCGCCGCGAAATCGCCCGCCGCGCCCGTCGGGACATAGCCGAGCGACCCCCAGGCCCAGGACCCGTTCGCCACCGTGGGATAGTTCAGCACCCCCTTCGGCTTGTCGACGCCGTCGCCACCCACGAACGCCGCCGCCTCGGCGCGGGCGAACTTGTTGGCGATGCGCTCGGCCAGCCACCCTTCCACATCGAAGGCCGCATCATCCAGAAGCCGCTGGCTGATCTTCGGCATCGCCGCCAGCTCGTGCACCTTGATCGAGATGCGCTCGATCGTCGGCGTCGCGGTTTCGGCGAATGCCGCCAGTTCCGTCGCCCAACCCGATCCCAGATCGGTGCGGTCGATCACCACGTCGAACGAACCGGATTCGACATTGACGACATTGGCCACCGCCCGGACCGAGGCGGTCGAGCGCAAGACCCCCTGGATACGCTCGGCCATCTCCGGGTTGATCAGGAACCCGCCGTCGGCCGAAACCGAGGTGTTCATGGCCTTGCCTTCCAGGGGCAGACCACGCAGCCCGTCGTCATCGCCCGATCTGAGATAGGCGGCGATTGCCTTCTTGTGCGGCGCCTCGTGATCGGCGGCCGAGGAAAGGGCCGGGCGTCCGGCAAACGTCTTGCGATCCAGCATGGTCAGTCGCTCTTCCTGTTGCTGCAGCTTCGATTTCATCTCGTCTTGAAAGCCCCTGAACTCGTTCAGGAACCCCGCAATCGCGGTCTTCACCTCATGGGCCGGAGCGTCGGGCACGCCTTCCCCGGCCCGAGACTTCATCTCGGTCTTCGTCATCCCATCACCTCAAGTCAGGGTTGCGTTTCGGCGGGGCCTAGAGCCGCCCCGCCAGCCTCCGGCGCGCGTCCGCGAAGACCGCCGCCAGTTCCTTCAGGTCGGCGGCCAGCGTCTCGTCGCCCTTCGCCCCGACCCGCGCCTGCGGAAGCATCGGAAAGGTCACAAGCGACACTTCCCACAGATCCACCTCGCGAAGCAGCCGCTGCCCCTTCGCGTCCTTTTCCGCCGTCACCGTGCGGTAGCCGATCGACAGCCCGTCGATCGCCCCCGCCGCGATCAGCGCCGCCGCCTCGCGGCCCCTTTCCACCTCGCTCAGGATCCGCCCGCGCACCCACAGGCCCTTTTGATCCTCGCGGATCTCTTCCCAGACGCCGATCGGCTGGGCGGGATCATGCTGCCACAACATCCTGACCGCCCGCCCCTCGCGCTTCAGCCGCTCCAGCGACCGGCGATAGGCCCCGCCCATCACGACATCGCCGCCCTGATCGGTAACCCCGAAGACCGAGGCATAGCCCTCGATCCGGCAGCCGTCAGCCACGGCCAGGCCGTCGCCCAGCCGGCAGAACTTCGTCTCCAGCCCGTAGTCCGCTGTTTTCATGGCATTCCCCTATCTCGGACCGAATTCCAGGATCGACTGCGCCGCCTGGCTCAGCATCACGCCCACCACGCCGAACACCGTCATCCACATCCGCTTCTCGACACCCGCGATCATCGCCTCGATCCGTTCGAGCCGCCGCTCGACGGTCTCGAACTGCAGGGCCATGATCTTCTCCGTCGCCTCGAATCGGTGCTCGTGGGCACATTCGAACGGCTCCTTGAGATAGCGCGAGCCCGCGCCATGTCCCGCCATCTCAGTCCTCGTCGGTCAGGCGCGGCAGGCCCAGCAGCATCCGCTTCTCGGCATCCGTCAGGAAATCCGCCTCGCCCACCCGCTTCCACTGCTGGTCCCGCTCGGCCGCCAGCGCCGGCACCTGGTCCAGATCGGGGCGAAGCTCGACCTGCTCGCCCAGATGCGTCGACAGCCAGTGGCTGACCGCCG